GGCGGCCGTCTAGTGCAGCTTCAGCAGCTTCAGCTCTTGATTGCTCGGTTGAAACAGCGCCAGCAACAACATCAAGTTGTCCTTTGTTCACTGCGTCGGTTGAGTCTGTACCAGAGGCAAGGTCAACAATCTTTTTCGCCGAAACATCAATGACACGACCATCAAGTTTCAACTTACCGCGAACACCAGTTCCTGAAACTGCTGCTGTAGTAAGATTGATGTCTCCGCCGTTGACGTTTGCAGCAAGGCCGTAACTGTCTGCTTCCAAGAATATGGAGCGGCCAGTATTTGAAGGATTGTAATCTGCGCCCATCGAGATGAGGTACAAATCACTGTCACTGGAAGCGTGAACATAACCGAACACATAGGAATATTGCTTGCCAGCTTCACCGAGGTTTCTCACGTTTGCTGCGTGAGGTGCGCTCGAAGTAATGTAAACAATGTTTCCGCCGTTCTGGGAAACGATACGGTCATATGAGCGAGGCAACGAACCTTCGTTCATGTCTGCATAAGAAGACGCACCGTTGATGGTGACATATTCCATGTAGAAGTTCTTCGCGAACAAAGAACAGCGACGATTGAAATCGTTGACAGTTGTCGTCAGCGTGACAGTTCCACCAACTTGTCCACCAGTTGCAGCAAGAATGGTAGCCATTCCGCCGTTTGGATGTTGGTTCAGAGTGATGTTTCCGAAGCAAATGTTGTTATTGAAAACGCCAACATTGATGCCGCTGATTGTGATATTGCTATAGAACAAGCAAGAGTCAAACTGCGCTTGAGCGATTGCGTTGTTGTGGCCTGTAAGAGTAACGCTTCCATTTGTAGAGACTTCGCTGAAGTACAATTTTCCTGCCGCTGAAGTTACAGCAGACCAATCAAAGTTGCAGTTTCCTGCTGCGATTATCAGCTTGGACATACCGGAACGATGGTCACCGCTTCCGCTGAAGTCAGACGCAAGAGTAAAGCTCGATGCGCTAATGCGAACCGCTTCTTTTTGGTCACCGCAAATGAACACGTTCGCTTTGAGCGCGATTGCACCTTCAGTATATGCACCAGCAAGAACTTTGATGAGGTAACGCTTGGTCGGAGATGCGTCCGTGATTGCAGCCAAGGCAGCGCCAACGCTTGCAAATGGCTTGTGCTGTCCACCTGTACCAGTCACATCGCTTCCGGACTTGCTCACAAACAGAACCTGAGAATCTTTGAAAGACTCAACAGCGGTGAGGCGAGTATCAAGTGCACCATCAGCACCTTGACGAGCAGACGCTTCAGAAGCCAAAGCAAGTTCAACTGCGTCAACTTCACCTTGAACAGCGGCGATGCTGTTGGTGATTGTGGTCGCAAAGTTACCATCATTTCCAAGAGCCGTTGCGATTTCTTTCAATGTGTCAAGAATTGGTGGAGCTGAGTTAATCAAATCAGCAATTTTTGTATCTGCATACGCTTCAGCAGAAGCGAGAGTGCTTACATCTCCAGCGGCACGATCAAGAATCTCTTGAGCTAAATCAGTTTGAAGTTGGTCTACATCTGCTTCCAAAGCAGCCAGTGAACCGGAACTGATTGCAGCAATCGAGTCATCGACAAACTTCTTTGTGGCAGCATCAGAATCAACCGATGGAGCGCCAAGGTTTGTCAAAGCAATTCCAGCAAAGTCGAGCTTGCCAGACACTTCGCGAATGTCAGCAAGTGAGCCAATAGCCAACTTACCGAGTTTGAGTTCCATCGTTTGAGAGTTACAACGCTTTTGCTTTATACCATCCCAATGAATCAACTGAAAATTCTGCGTGGCCATACCTTAGCTCTCCTTAAATTTGACAAGAACGGTCAACGTCGCCTTCTTGTTGTACTTTTCGCACAACTGCTCAAACTTCCTGTTCGCAGATTGATAGATGGTATCATCGAACTCTTCAAAGAAGGCTACCAATTTTTGGTCATCTTTTATATTATCCACCGCTATTCCTTCGATGAATATTTTTCTTTGAATGTCTTCCATTTTACGCCTCAGAAATGATTTGTGGATCGATAAAGAGTGATGTTGCTTCGCCAGTGTGTGCTCCACTTGGTGGCTCTGCACGACCGATGCGGAAGACCGTTCCAGCAACCGGAGGAATCAAAGACAATTCACCTGGAGTTGTAGAAAGGTAAACAGGCTGGCCAGCGATTGCACCTTTGCCAAGCAAAGCATTTGGCACTTCGCCAATCTTATGAATGATGCCATAGCCAAGGTGAGCAATGCCGTCTTGAGTGACGCCTGCAAAGTCATCAAGATTCAAGCCATCAGCATCAGCAAGCGAAACCGAGTTGTTATCTTGCCAAGCGACCGCTTTGAACGGCAGAATCAAGGCTCCTGTTGCGTTGAATACGACCTTTGTGAGACTGCTCATGGCTTCCTCTTCTTCGTTGATGAACTCATAGCCTCGTAAATACACATCTAACCTACCATCATCCTCATCTGACAGACGATGTGCTTCGATTGTCACGAGTGAGTTCTTTGGTGCGATTTTGTAAGGATCGAGATGTTGGTCAGATTGTGGTTGATATTTGTTTGTCCGTGTCGACAAAGCAAGCGAACCGTTGATTTGAACAGACACTCGATAGTCGCTTGCCGAGACGGCTGTGAATTGCGACATTCGGAAAGACTTTTCAAACTGTTGATGGGCCAATACCAATCGTCTTTCGTCGTTTGCTAGCGTGTCAGAATGTGTCAAGTGAATTGGATCACCTTGCTTTTCGTCGGAGACAATCAGATTGCCTCCTTTTGAGCGCATGAAGTTCATCTGACCAGTTGCGTCATCAAAGGTCATCAGCGGAATGCCGCGCTCATTGCCATTGACGAAGTAGCCATCTTTGAAAAGCGAGCTTTCAATGTCTGATGCAAAGGCTGAAACCATCGTGACCATCAAGCCAAAGGTCACGGTTCCGCCAGTGATGACCACTTCACAGACAGGCTTCAAGTGAACGCGAGCCACGATAATCGTGTCGGCTGCCATTGAAGCACTGGTCTTCGGCGTGTGATTCACAAGTGGTGTGCGTTCTTCGTCCTCGTCACCTGTCGTGGTCTGAAAGTAATTGACCTGGATTGATGCGTCTGGAGAAACGTGAGTGACAAGCAAGCTCGACAGAATCGAGTTGCCTTCAATCTGCAACTGCGTGTGATACGTTCCCGGGCCAACTTCTCGCAAAGGAAAAAGAGTTTGTGTTTCAAACTCCTTTATCTGGACAAGCGGTAGGTCAACTATCGCCATCTCGAACCTCAGTATTTTAAGGCAAAAAAAAAGAGCAGCGGTTAGGCTGCTCTCATCATACCTTGCTTGAGGTCATCAAGCGAGGATGTTGATTCCGAGAACCGATGAACGCTCAGCGGAAGTTTCGCCGCCAGCGTAGGTCGAACCAGCTTGTTTGTGGCCTTTGAAGTCCACGCGCTGATAGGAAACCAACTGCCAACGATCAAACTCTGCACGAGCGTCTTGCTGAACCTTAACGCGAATAGGACGGCGACGGCCGAGGTAGAAACGACGGACGTTTGCAAGGTGCAAAACAGTGCGGTTAACAACTGATGCGTCGTAAACACCGGAAGCGTTCACGTCTTCACGGATGAACTCAGACACAACGATTGGGATACCACGGAACACTGCGAGAGCGCCGCTGAGGATAGTAGCCTGTGGGCCAAACTTCTCAACAGTAGCAACTTCGTCGATGTTCAGGAGCTGAGCATAAGCACTTGGTCCAACAACCCATGCGAGTTCTTTTGGATTCGTGCCGTACTTGCCCATTAACTTACGCATAGCGTCGAGGCCAGTCTTGCTGACACCAGCGCCGGAGAAGGAAACAGTCGAGCTTGCTTCAAGAGCCAGCTTACGAAGACCTTTCCAAGCCTTACGGTTGGAGCTTGCAGCAACTGTATCGCTGTCCATGTGTGTGCCGGTTGTGTCACCGTTGATGATTGCATCTTCAACAGCGCGGATTTGAGCAGCAAGAACGTCTTGACGAGCCAGCTCAAGGATTGCAGGAGCGCTGTCTTCGTTCAGTTCTTCAGGAAGCAAGTAATACTCAACCAACTTAGGTGCCGAGAATTGAATCTTCTCAGTTCCAAAGTTTGCGTCAGTTGCAGCAGCGCCTTCGCCAATCAGGCGAGCTTTGGTCACGCCGTACTGAACAGGCAATTCGAACGGATTGCTGCTCATTGGGATTTCGCGGAATGCAGCAGCCAGTTTTTTCTCAAGTTCATACTCTTCAATGTACGAAGCCGAGATAGCTGTTGGAACCCACTCATCGCCGTCGCCAGCAACTGTGGAACCGAAGCTCTTCAAGCGAGCCTTGAGGTCAACCATGCGAGCGAAAGGAGTTTCGAGAACGCCTTTGACGTGAGCAGCGCGATCTTCATCACCACGATCTTGAGGTTGGCCGCCAAAGATTTGAGCCGACATGCGAGCGATGTCCATGTCTTTCTTAAGCTGCATAACAGCAGACTTCAGATTGTCATTGACGTGAGAAAAGCGAGGATGAGCGACGTTCACTTCAAGAAGCTGCTTTACGTTGCCGCAGCCAAAAGAAGAGAGAAGTCTTTGCTCGTCGCTGTTGCTGCGATTGCTGAAACTGGTTGATCCGCCGATGATGCCAGCAGATTTAGCTTTCTCGATTTCACCGACAGCAGACTGAACTTTGCTTTCAAACTCAGCCAGCCGTTTTTCAAAATTCGACATACTTCCTCCAAAACGCGGCTGACTGCCGCAAAGTTAAACGCCTCTTCATGAGGCTCCGAGTAACAGTGTATCACACAGATAGAATTTTCAAGCGAGCAAGCCTTTGAGCTTGGCTTCATAACGGTCAAGGATAGCCTTCATTTGCTCGGACGCTTCCGGTGGCATTTCGGCTTCTGGTGCTTCAACTTCAACTTCAATCTTTGGCTTTTCAGCAGCCGAAGCGAAAACTTCAGCCAGCTTGTCGAGCTTGACCGAGATGGAACCAAGCATCTCAAGCTGCGACTTCATCAACATCAAAACGGCGTTGTCATTCATGCCTTCTGGTTCCTTGTTCGGTACAGCGACCGATTCTTGAGGTGTGCCTTCTTGATCAGCTTGCTTTACTTTGTCGCAATCATCAAGCCACTTGGTCATCATCTCACGAGTTGGTTGAAAGTCTGAGCAGCCTTTTTCCTTTGAACACATCGAGATTGCAATGGCGACAGCTTGTTCTTGTTCTTTGCCTTCAGCGATGAGTTTTGGAATCTTCTCAGAAACACATTCTTGCACAGCTTGAGACAGAGAAGGATACTCTGCTTTCTCATCTTCTTTCTTTTCTTCTGGCTTGTCTTCCATCTTTTCTTCAGGCTTCTCAGCGTCCATCTTCTTTTGAGCTTCAACGTCGTGAGCGTTGTGTTCAGCAAGCAGGTTGGATTCGATGCCAAGAACCGAAGCGAGTGCCGACAGCACAGGCTCTGGAACTGGAGTCACGTTGCCAGCGAGAACTTCAGCAAGCTGTCCAGGTTCACTGCCAGACTGCTCAGCAATCTTCTCAAGCAGGTCTTCTTTCTTTTCGCCTGCTTCTTCGAGCTTGGCCATGTACTCGACAGCGCATTGTGCAACCATTGCACCTTTTGCTTTGAGAACCATCTGACGCGCTTCGCCAAGCGATTTGGCGTTGGCCAGAGAGAATGTTGATTCCGGTTGTGCTGGAATACTCACGATCGATACCTCCTGCAATTCCCAGTTTTTGATGAGCTTACCACCAGCGACATCAGGATCTTCGACCACTTGTTCGCCAGCAAAACGCACAGAGAAAGTGCAGAGAGTGCCATCGGCAACTAGCTCGCGCACATAGGCAACCTTTTCATGGTCGGCGTGACTGACAGCAGCTTTCACAAACAAGCCGTCTTCACGAGGTTCCACGGAAATGACCTTGCCAACAGGATAGTTCATATCGTGATTGAAAAGAAGAATTGGATTCTGCTTGTAGCGTTCAAGTTTGACGCTCATGGGATCCATGCGCTCATTGTAAGCGTCTGACTGGAACTTGTTGGCGTAGCCTTCAATGACTACCGCGTTGTCGACTGCCTTTTGGCCAAGTGCTTTGAACTTGGCTTCCTTCATTGACTTAATCATTCTGCATTCTCCTTCAGTGCTTCGAGTTCAGCACGATAATCTTCAAGGTCTTCCGGCGCCAGAGTCACGAGGACACACCTACAATTTATAGACTCTCCAGGTTCGGCATCCGGATCTCTTGGATACATTAAACCATTGCTGAACTTTTCGTCACTATCCCGAATCTCACCGTTCACAGCTTTGTGTGAATCACGGACGTCTTCGTCTTGAGATGAAATCCAGCTTTTCTTGAGGCCAGGAATTGCCTTGGCAGCAAGTTCCATCATCGACGCTTGGCCAAGTGAAACGGCTGTAAGCGTTTCCGTTCTGGCAATTGTCTGAGCGCGGCTTGGGCCAATTTTGATTGAGTCCTCAACAATCAGCTTTGCCACGTCATCAATTGCAAGACCATCTTCGATGCCTTTTTGGACAATCTTCATCACACGGTCGGTGGTTGTCTTGCTGACGTTCTTGAAGGTTTCGATGTTGCGAGCTTCCAAAGCAGCGGCGCGACCTTTGGCATCTGTTTGCTTGGCAGCGAGCAACGCATCGCGGCTTGGCTTGTCGAATATCATGTTCGCCTGGAGGTCGTAGCCAAGGCTCATTGAGGCTTCAAGCGGTTCATTGAACTTATCGACGTATTGCTTTTGAAGGCCCTTGAGCGCCTTATCCAAACGCTTTTTGTATTCTTTTGCTGACGGCATGTCTGCCTTGATGCCTTTACTTGAGCGCAGCGTTTTGACCGCTGTCTCGGCCTCAAGAGCAAGGAAATCCAAAGCAGCTTCTGTCACTGTTGGAAGTTCTTTCTTCAGATAAGCGTCTAGGTTGTCTTCGTTTGCCTTAACTTGCGAGGCGTATTTGCCAAGTTCCTTGGTCTGAACAATCTCGACCTTAGATTCAAGTTGAGGCTGCTGTGCTTTCTCTTGTTCATCGGCTGATTGCATTTGGCCTTGCACTTTTTCAGACCAACGCTTGCCTGGTGTTCCCCCCCAGAGTTTCCACGCAATTGCTCCGGCTGATGGTTCACCATTGTCTTCTTTATTATCTGCTTCGCCATCGTGACGAGCGAAATAGCTGACCATGCGCTGAATGGTGTCTGGCAATACAGTGCGTTTGCTCTTCAGTTGCACAGCTCGCGCGACACCGACCTCTGTTCCACCGCGACCATATTTCTTGCGCATCTCAAGACCGAGTGCCGCTTCATCAGCGACGTCTTGTGGTGGCTTGAAATCAATTTGTTCATACTTGGCAGGAATGGCTTTGTATTCAAGGTCAACACCATCGTCTTCGTCATCTATCGCTTTGACCTGTGTTTGTTCAACAGCCGGAGCACTGAGCGTTGGAAACGGTTGAGCAACACCTGGTGTGTAATCACCTTCCACCAATGGAGGCAAACCGAACAGTTGCGCACGAACTTCGTTCAAGGTGTGAGTCTTAAGAAGCAAGTTTGCCGTTTCGGCATTGGCTTTGAGGTCATCTTGCAAGATTGCAACTTCTGATGTGTCAAAGCGCAGTTCTTCGTTGAACGCGAGCATACCAGCCTTGCGGAAGTGCTTGGTAAGCGAAGTAGCCAAAGCATTTGCCGTTGGAAGCAAAGCTGCTGTCCAGAAATACTTAAGCGCCATTTTGTGCTCTTCAGAGCCGAGCGAGCCAGCTTCTTGTAAAGACACAACGTGCTTTGGAATATGAAGCGTATTGAGAATCGTTTCGCGATTCATACGCACAAGGTCAACGATTTGCTGGTCGGCAATCTTGTGGTCAGCAGAAGACCACTTCACGCCTTTTGGCAAAAGCATTGTGCGGCGTTGGTTGCGTCTTCCGGTGTGAGCCAATTCGAAAGAACGCAGCAAGCGGAGAACGCTTTGCTCATTGGCTGACTGTTCCATCTCAAGAATACCTTGAGGCGTAGCGCCTTTCAGGTAGAAGCTGCACAAGTAATCTTGACTGTACCGATTGAAAAGCACCGAACGCCTACCTGGAACGAATGGCGACAAGCCCCACACAGGAGAACTTGGATTCGGTCTGCGAACGTGTGCCATTTCCGACATCTGAATTGAGATGCCTTTGGTCACGTTTGGAATGATTTCTTCATTGTCTGGATAGACGATATAGCTTTCTGGCAAGCCTTGCGCGTCGAACTTGTATTGAACTCGGTCGAAGCTGATGTGATATGCCTGTTTGTTTTGCTTTGCATGATAAAGGAACGAGTTTCCGCCAAGCACATAGTCACAAGCAAGTGAATACTTGAGTGCTGTGCCGTCAACGAATGGATTGGGATTCTCCAATAGCTGCGAAACTGGATGGAACTGCACTGGCTTTTCTACAGCTTGTCCATCTTCGGAAGTCTTGCGAACAACTTGCAACGGCAATGATGAAATCGGTTGAGCGTAAGCATCGACGCAAATGAAAACCCAATCCTCGCTGAAGAACAAAGCCTTCAGATTTTGGCTTGTCAGGAAAGCCTTAGTTTCAACCGACCATGCCGAATTGAAAGGTTCATCTGAAGGCATTCCGTTGGGATCAATGTAGCGAAGAGAATAATCACTCTTTGGCTTTCGCCTCGTTCGCTCTTTTGACGATGACCGCTCCTTGTCGTTCCGCATCTCGTTGTTCCTCATCCTGCAAGACTCCTAGTCTTTCAATCTTCACATCTTTTGGAGCGTCCAGGACAATGCGAGCACCACGGCTTGCGCTTACGATTACCACTTGGTCACCGATTTTGAGTGCTTCGCCTTTTTTAAGCTGCACGACCAAGGCCATCTTGTCTCTGCTCCGGTTGGTGAAATGGATTGTGTCAGAAGTCATCGTTTTCATCGGCGAGGTTAGCGTACCACGACTCCACGGAAAGCGCAGTTTTCGGCAGGTCTTCAAGGAAGCGCACGTCAAATACGCGGTCTTGTGTTTCAAGCACGGCCGTCCAAGCCAAGAAGCAAGCAGTCACAATATCGTCGTGCAAGCCAGGCGGTGCCGAATAGGTCGGCTTTCCAAGGATGCTCATCTTCACATCGTAGTTGTCATGTTCTTTAATGAGGTCAGGCCAATTCGGAAGCACGAGATTCCTTGTCTCGATGGCCACCATGTAGGAGTCCACCATCGAAGACTTGCTTTCGTTGGTAAACACTACCGGATCAATCGGACATGTGAAGTTGGAAAGCATATCGTTGATAACGTCACCGATGCCTGTGCGGTCATGGCGAATCAGCAGCACTTCGTTGAACTGCTCGGTGAACTGATACAGCTCACGAATGGCTATCTTGTAGTCCAATCCCTGAAAGCGACGGAAGCCAATGATGCGCGGTCTTGTGGTTCCAACTTCAAAGGCAACAAAGACGCCGTAGTCAGTTCGCTTGGCCCAGTCAGCACCAATTACAACCTTGCGTGTCTTAGCATCTGGAACTTGCCAGGCTTGCATCTTGCCTTGAACGTCAATGAGGTCGCCTTCAACGCAATCGCGATGGCCCATGAACACTGAGCCGTCATCCATGAACTCGGCAAGGTAAAGCTGGCGAAACAATCTATCAGGCAATGATAGCTTGGCTTGCTCAACAACGCGCTTGTCAACGTAAGGCGAATCAATAGTTCTCGCAGTGGCGCAGAACTGCTCATAAGGCTTTTGATGCTTTTCGGCCCAAGCCATATGTTCCTGGCATTGGCGATACAAATCATAGAACCAATTCTTTCCACGAGGCGTTGATGTGCAAGCAATCCAGCCGCCAGTTTGCGACGTTGTGGACATAACCGAAGCGAACGTCTGAGCTGAACATTTGGCAGCCTCGTCGATAAGGTTTCCGTGTGTTCGCTCACCTTCAATGCTGCGCTCTGGGTCTTGAGCGTGGACGCACTGAATCATAGCGCCGTTATGCTTCCACTTCATTCTCATGCGCGATTCGCTGCGCTCTGGCGTAAGCTGCGACCATTGATGCTGCGCGGCTTTGTATTGCTCTGGCGTCAATCCAGGCTGTGGAGGCAATTGCTGTGGAAACAATCGGTCAAGGTATTTGTAAGTGATGCTTGCTTGTTGATACGTCGGAGCGACGATTCGATAAAGTGCCGCTTGTTCGCGTGGTGCTTGGAAACTGAAGTTTGCAATTCGACCAGCACCGCCTAAGGTTTTCCCTGCCTTGGTCGCTAGCGCAAGAACTATTAATCTAGTTTTCTCGGTGATGAGGTGTTGCTGCCATCTGGCGTATGGTTTCGGCAAAGTCAGTTGCATTTCAACTCTCAACCAACTTGAGCTTTGGTTGCGCGACCAGCGTTGTACCACCATCTGGATTCACAACCGATTCAAAGTCGAACAGCGTATCTTGCATTTCTTCTTCACGTCCAGCTTCAACGACACCAGTTACGACATCTTCAATCATCATGCGGCTTGCATAACCAAGAATTTTCTCAGCAGCTTTTAATCTCAGATTGAGAACTTGCAAGTCCATTTGATTCTCGACGTTCAAGTTCGGCTGGCAAAGGTCAACCAACGTCTTCAAAGCCAGCGGTGCTTGCTCACGCAACAAAGCGCGAAGCATGATTCGATGGCTGCTTGCACCTTCGCGTGTTTCTCTTGCCACAGCGGCAATCAGTTCGTTTGAATCATCAATGCTGAGTTTGTACTTTGCTGCAATCTGATGCACAGACGCGCCATTGCGTATGGCTCTAAGTGCTTCTTCGTGTTGTGCGTTGGTCAGTTTCATTGTGCCTTCCATGCTTTCATCTTAGGCAATCTTCTGCTATGTAAAGCAGCTAGTCAAATAACATGGAGGCACTAACATGCAAGACGAGCTATGGTCATCACGTTCTTTCTTTATCGAAGAACAAGGTTTGCCGGACAAACTGGCTGCTCAAATCGCAAAAGAAATCGACATGGAATATGCACAAGAGCTGTGTGCATTGTCTCGTGAAGAGATGGAAAACAGACTCGCCGAATCGTTGGTTGAGACGGAGAGAGCCAAGCGAGAAGTACAAAACAATGAAGCATATAAAAAGGCAAAAGAGGACGTGAAGTATTTTGAGGATGCCTTGAAGGACAAGGTGAATCCTTTGAAAGCCGTCGCTGCATTGATGCTTTTCAAGCTCGACAATGCCGTGGAGTCTGGTGAGTGAACGCTTTGATTGGACGCAATCAAGACATCAAAGACTTAAAGCTGTCTTACAGTGAACGGCAAGAAATCTTACGGCTGGCTGAAGAGAACACGCTTGGAGATGTTTACCAATACATCATTGAGCGCATGAACGAGTACGAGCTTTCGTTGGTTGAAGGTAAATTCTTTTCTGTCATGTTCGAGGAAGAGATGAGCTTCAATCACGTCGTTTGTCTGATGCGCAATGACGTGACTCAGAACTGCAAGATTGACGTTTCACCTGGCTTGGCAAGCAAGCTCATCAAATTGTTTCTTAAGGCTTTGGTCGAGTGCTGCGAGGAAGATGGTGTTGTTGAGCTTGACGCTCAAGACGTTCTAAAGCGAAGCGCGTATCTCGGTCGAGGTATGGTAGCTGGTACTTAAGGACTTCCTTGACGTTGAGTTCAAAGATGTTGGCTTGCAGTTCCGTCTTGCCGATGAGGTTCACGAGCCTTCTGTCCACAAGCTCACGCAAAGCAAAGCGAACGGTCTTGGCATCGCCGCCAATGATTTCCACCAAGTCTTTGACGAACCATTGCTTCTCGCTAAGGTGCGCTGCCATGATAAGCAGCACCAGCTTGCAGGTCTTGCCACAATCCAGCGGCAGAATCTTTTGAATGAGTTCGACTTCCACTCTGACCTCTGTTTTTACCAGAGTACCATCAATCAATCGGTTTTTGTGCATAATGCAGGCAATCCTTGATAAGTTGGCGTGGATCCTTGCGTTCTGGATGAATGACCATCGCCGTCCAAAAAGGTTCCCAACGCGCTTCATCTTTTGATTCGCGTTCTTCTTTGACCTCGCGCATTTCTGCTGACATTTCCATCACGCGGAAACCTTGTGCGCGAAATTCATGCAAACGGTTCGTAATCCATCCGAACGCTTTCTCACAATCGCAAGCCATGTCCAGCGGCACTTGAAGGCGAACACTCCACGCTGCCAACACGCTCACTTTTGCTTCACGTAGTTCATCAATAGTTTGCTGTGCGACCACATGGCGCGGATAACCTTTGACGAGCTGGCCGTTGAAGTGCGGCACCACAACATCGAACTTGCTTGGTTGAAGCATATTCATTTCCTCCGCTTAGTTATCGATTCGAGATTGATGCCGTATTGCTTGGACAACTGCGCATGGACCTTGGCAGCAATCTGAGGCGGCATCGGAATCACCAAGTATTCGTACGGTGTAAGACCAAGGCTGGCAGCACGAGCGATGATGTGCGGATCAGCTAAGCGTTGTTTTGAAGGTTCGCGTTCTGGCTTCCATTCCGAGTTGGTTGATTCTTCTCTGGCCGCGACGAGTTGTTTGATGCTGGTTTGCAACAAAGCAAGGCGATTCGTGAATGCCTGCTGTTTTGCTTCAGGAAGTCTCAGAATGAACTGCTTTTCAGCCGACAGATAGATTGCCTCATTGTCTGGATCGTTTTCGTACGCTTGGTCTGAATTGATGATGCCTTTGGAAACAGCCTTTTCAAGGCCAACAACACGTCTTGAACGGTCATGCCCTACGGTTAGTTGCCATTTTGCTTTTGAATCAGCAGCGCGGCTCTTTGATACGTTTTCGTCGTATAGCCTTTTGAACGCTCGTTCAGCTCCGATGAAATCTTGTCTTTCAAGGTAAGCGTTCACACCACATCGTGAAACGGCGTCCATCATTTCGGTGGTCATGTAGGTCGTGTCGTCTTCCGAATGCGGCACCAATGCCCAGGCTTCCTCGGCTGAAGGATGTTCGTCGGCGTCCGTCGGCCTAAGAAGGTCAACGTGCTTTTGCAGCTCGGCAATCGTGACACGGCCTTTGGACTTCTTCATGGCTTCAACACCAGCTTTCATTAAAAGCTGTGAATCGTATTCGCCAAACGTCAACTCAATCAATCGCGCAAGCTCTGGCGTCGATTGGCTTCCAGATTGTTCAAAGACCGCAAGTAGGAACTTCAACGCTTCTTTCGCCATTTTGCTCATAAAATGCCTCCATCTTGAGCAGAATCAGAGTCTTCGGGATACATAGCGTCAACAATCGAATCAATAAAGGACTTTGTTGAAGATCTTTTGTCAATGAAATCCGCCTCTTTGCGAGTTGTCAGGCTTCCTCGTCTATATCCAGCAACCAACTTTTCGGCTTCTGAAAGTGCAATCCCAAGCGTGTGCATCTGTTTGACGTACCAGTAATCGTTTTGCAGCAAGTAGAACGTGATGATGCGCGGTGCGTCTTCATAGCCAACTCGTTCACAGAACTGCTTCAGTTGAGCGTTGACCTTGGCATTGCGAGCAGGTTGCACGTTGTACCGGCGTTCGTAAAGTTCCGCATAGGCTTTCCAGGTGTCGCTCGTCTTGTTTGTCGACGTTGGATCTGGCCGCGAGTTCTCACCTTGACTGACCGTTTGCAACGCAGTGGCTTCAGCCGCTGCAACATAGGAGGAAAGATCGGAGGATAGATTGGAGGATCCTAACGTTAGTAAGGCCGGTTCATTTTGAACCGACCCCCGGTTCAGATTGAGCCGGGTACCCGGTTCATTTTGAGCCGACCTACCTTTGACCCCCGGTTCATTTTGAACCGACTCAGTTGGTCCATCGACGTCCTCATTTGCAACTTGTTTGAGCAGTTTTTTGATATTTTCGTGAACTGGACGGTAGTGATTGCCGCCATCGGTATCGACGCGAACGTCAATCA